TTTTGTTGGTATGAACTGCGTTTGGTAAGCCAGTATTACCAAAACTACCAAGATTTAATCCACCAATTCCATTAGTAACAAGAGAATCTCCTGATCCTGTAGATGTGGTGATATTGTTTCCGCTTATGCTGTAGCTCGATGGGGCTGCATTTGTGATTACATAAGGCGAATCTATGGAAATTTGTGCAGAAGTGACAAATTCCTGTTTTATATCAGCATAAACTGGTGCTGAGAACAAAAATAGAAATGGAAGAAGTTTTTTCATTTTTTTGGATCGATTTTGATTACTTCGGGTTTTGTTGTAATTAACTCTATGGGCTGTTTTATTATGATAGTTTGTACACCTCCATTGGAGTTACTAATAGTACCATTTTCACCTTCTTTCTTTTTCTTTTTAGCTCCTTGTGCTGCATTAACACTAATACCTAGCCCACCTAATATATTGCCAAGTAAACCAGCAGCAAAAGTACTATCTACTCTAGGTTGATCTGGTATATCTATTCCAAATAGCTTATTTGGTAACTTTATATATCCAAGAGATAAGACTAATAAACACCAAGCAAGAATAAAACCTTGTGCAACAGTCGAAATCAGAAAAGTAATTTTTTCTTGATAATCAGGCTTATCATCATCTAACTGTTTTATTTTTTCTGGTGGCTCTTTAATTTTTTCTGCCATAACTTGTTTTATTAGTCATACTAAGCATAATTATAACTTAAAGCAATGCCAGAGGTTTATGGAGCGTTAATAGGGGCAGCAGCTACTGCTTTTGTTATGGTTTTATCTAACATGAGCAACCGCAGAGAAAAAACTATTATTGATATATACAACAGATTAAACAAGCTATCACAGGCAGTTAGTAGGTTAGAAGGCAAGATCCAGTGATTTTTGCTATGTTTGAAAAAACAGACAAATTATGGTCAAAATTTTAAAACCCATACTTTTACGCTTCCTCACCACGACAACGTGCAAGAGACTTATTGTGGACCTTTTACGCACAATCAGCGAACAAACCTCAAATAATCTTGATAATCGTGCGGTTGATATTTTGGAAAAACAACTCTTTCCAACAAAATGAAAAGAAAGTTTCTTAATATCGAGATAGAAGATGCTCCATTAGAGCTTGAACTATCGGTAGAACAAAGATGCCGTGATATCTTGGCCTCTGATGATATCTACAGCATCAAACGGTATTGCACTCATCTTGTAAGGCATCAGATGAAACAGGATGTATTTCTTGCATCTTTACTTGGCCGTCTTGTAGAACTTGAAGCTTTTTCTGCTACACATAAGGTGAGAGAAAATAAAAAAGGATTTATGAAACGCTTCTTTCGTATTCCTTAAGTTCTTCATTTGTAAAATCTTTTACTAACAATTTTTCAAGTTTATCAATTTCAAAGTTAAATTTAAGAATTGCTGTTCTTATATGTTCTGCGACCCAACGACCCTCCTCATAAACTACCTGTGCCTTATTCCTTTCATTAATAAACACATAATGATCTTGTCCTTTTAACTGGACATCTAATAAATTTTTTTCTAAGTTTTTACGTCTAATCTCTTTTAACGCTCTTAGCTTTTTTGACTCACTCATTTTCCAGTTCCGCTATCCTTTTATTTATAGCATCATATCTGACACAATATTCCTTAATTTCCATATTTTCAAACCAGTATTGCCTTTGTAGTTCTGCAAGCTGGTCATAATAATTTTTGATCAGGTCTTTGTTGGTTTGCTCCATAATTTTATGAGAAGTTTTAATTCAGCAACTCTTTTTTTTGCTGCTGCGATTTTTTCGGCTGTTGTCATAAATAAAAAAGGGGCAAATGCCCCTATAACTTAGGCTGGAATTGCTTCTGAGCTTCTACTCTTTACGGGTAATGTGAAATCATTCACCCTTACCTGAATTGATGCTCCAGCACTGCCATCTCTTTTCTCAAAAGTATTTAGGTTGCCAGATCCTGTTACGGTAATCTGATTGCCTTTCTTGATATAGTCCATGACAACATCTCCTCGGTTGCCCCATACAGTGCAATCAATCTGAACAGTCACATCTTGTATGTCTGTTAGTAGTCTGAAATTAGTAACTTTAGTACCTTGTGAAGTTTCCTTCTGTACTGGGTCTGAGGCTAAATTGCCAACTGCTGTAATGCTTAACATAATAATTTAATTAGTCAGGGTTGTTTGATTTGTTTTGCCAATCCTCAATATCTAATCGGTTGTACCGAATAGTGTTATTAAGAATGACAGTCCATTTTGGGCCACTAGGGTGACCCTTGCGTGTTTTGGTTCTCCAAAGTCGCACAGTTTGAGGTTTTACACCAAGCTCTTCAGCTAATTGATCTGATGTGATTAGTTCATTCATGCGTCCTCCTTCTCTAGAATAAGTGTCAGTAATCCATCTCTTTGATTTTCACTAATAGCATTAGTTTCATATCGTTTTGAAATGTTTTTCTTTAACAAACCGAGTTTGTCTTTATTGCCTGGTTTATTAATAAAGGCTTCACATTCTTTGATGAACTTATCACTTTCAGATCTATCTATTGGTTGATTACTTGAGATAGTTGATTTACTATCGTCAGGTCTTAACCATGCCTTGTCCTTATCGTATAAAGACAGGCCAAAGGAATCTCCAAACTGCATAAGACAGCGTTTTCTTGCATCACTCTCTGCTTCTTTAATTGCTGATTCGTGCTTATCGCCAATTCCACCCATGCGACCATGACCAGCACCTGTGCCTTCTCTAACGATATCACCGACAGTAATTCTTACCTTTGCAATGTAAGAAACACACTTGGAATCTTCAGAAACTAAAGATGTCTCTAATGTTTCAGAACTCCAGCCGTCAAAACCAAAGATGCGGTTTGCTTCTTTTATAACGTGCCAGCTTTCAACATAAGCTAATTGTTGACCACCTCCACCACTTCTGAAGGATACATTGTCTTTGTTAATTTTTTGGTTAAGCAGTTTTTTCTGCTCTTCATTAAAACTCATTTTTCTATAGGGGTTGAAAATGCCCATCGGGGCAGGGATAAAGATTGAACTCCTGTTTTACACCAACTCGGCCAATCATCGAGCAGGCGGCATTCGGCAATCTTATCTAAAGCTTCTCTAGACAGTTTTTGGCCTTCTTGCAATGCATCATCATCTAACTCCCATAAACCAACATCAAATGGATATTCAGATTGCACTACAAGAAAGATAAATTTCTTTGCTGATGGAATGCCATTGAGATAATGTTTCGCCTGCAAATGGTAGGAAAAATTTGCTACTGCCTTTGCAAAATCTCTAGGGTTTGCTCCTGTTCTACTGGTTTTTAAATCCACAATAGTTTCTTTGTTTAACCAATCAGGTCGGCACTTACAAGTCAATCCAGAGGTGGTATCTTCCCACCAGTATGATTTCTCTGCAATACCAAAACTTAATAACTTTTTTGCATGAGGTTCTGAAAAGACAGCATCCCTCATTTTGATAGCATTTGCCATGTCAGATTCTGTAACAGCAGTCATGCCCTTTTCTTCAGCTTCTTTTGCCTCCTCCTTACCTTTTTTAGTAGTCCTTGATGATACTGCAACAAATCTTTTTGTCAGTTCATCAGGTTCAAGAACTGCACAATGGGTTAATGTTCCCAGAAGCATCGCACTTGTTGGTTTATGTTCTGGCCTTTCGGGATTTAAAAAAGAGTTCCAATAAGCCTTTGGGCCATGTTTTACCATTATTTTTTGCATTGATGCAGAGATAGCATCATCAGAATGGTATTTTTCGTTTGAAATTTGAATTGATCCTGTTGTCATGTGTCTGAATATCTCCTTGTGTGTGGGCCGTATTGCATCATTATCCGAGGCCATGTTTTTAAGATAAGTGCCTTATCCTGTGGCATCGCAACAAGACCAGCTTGTGCTAATCGTTTTAAAAATGGTGATGCACTAGGGCAATCAATAACAGATGCAAATGTATTAAAGATTTCCTTGTCAGTCATAGTTAAAATTGGGTTGCCGAGGTCGGAGCGTTCAGGGGTTGGTCGCTTCTTCCTCGGTTGTTTATGGAAGCGAAGGCCGAGATCATATTCACTCATCATTTTCGGGCAAGCTCCTCACACGCAGCTTGGATATTATTAAGGCAATGAATCTGGGTAGAACGTGTTAATGAATCTGAAATGGCAAAATATCCTATGCCAAAAATACAGATGTAAAGAAATAGATGTTTCATGGGGTTGGGTTTCAGGGGCTTCCTAATAATAACTATATATCAACACTTGTCAACGGTTCGTGAATAAATAATATCTTCACAGTTTTTGATCTCAAGATGCAATAATGCAATCTTTTCTATTGCAGCATAAACCTCAGGTTTTGTTCTACGCTCACAAAGATACTCAACAAATTTTTCTGATTCTTGCTCTAAAAAAGCTTTTTTGAATTGATGTTCAAGTGTCATGGTTATAAAAGTGCAAGCATTTAGAATAAACTTATTTGAAATGGTTTATTTTTTTTAACTTTTGCTTCTGGTTTTTCTATTGGTTCTGGCTCTGGTACATATTCTTTTATTCTTTTCTGTATTAAATCACTGTAGTTTTCGTGAAGCTCACATCCTATAAAATCTCTACCTAATGATTTTGATACCATAGCTGTTGTTCCTGACCCCATAAATGGATCAAGTACAATATCTCCTTCTTCACTTCCAGCAAGTATGCAAGGCTCAATAAGGTTTGGTGGGAAGCAAGCAAAGTGTGAACCTCTATATGCTTTAAGGTTAATTGTCCACACTGACCTTTTATTTTTTCCAAGAGGATTATTTTGAATTGGTTTTTCATTACGCCATTGAGGAGGCTCAGTCATCTCAACATAAGTAAGTGCATTATCAATTGCTTCAAACTCTTTTGACCAATCATTAACAAAATCTCTAGCTTTTTCCCAATCCTCAATAGTTGGGTATGAAAAACCAGTTCTGTCATATCTAAACCAATGAGAAACAGTATTTTTATTTAATCCTGTTAGTTGAACTAAAGTTAGCATATTAATTTTAGACCTCAAAAAATCTACTAAAACTTTTTGTTTTGGAAGAAATGGTCTAACAAAAATAACTTTTTTGCCATCAATGAAGATAGGGTCTAGTTTGCTTGGTTTTTTTTCTCTCTTTGTTTCTGCATCATTAGATTTTGTTTCTTCTCTAATGGCATCATTATCGTAAAAATAATTTTTTTGTTTACTAAAAAGAAAAATATATTCATGTGATTTTGTACATCTATCTTTAACACTTTCTGGCATAGGGTTTGGTTTGTTCCAAATAATATCTTGTCTTAAATACCAGCCATCATTTCTCATTGCAAAAGCAAACATCCACGGTATCCCTATTAAATCTTTTTCTTTTAATCCTTCTAACTTATTTGCTCTTCTTGGACATTTATTTGGTAAATCCTGATCAGTTTTTGATACACTTTGTTGTGCCAGAGCTTGACCTTTTCCTGGTCGATAATTGTAATAACTATCCCCTAAATTGACCCATAAAGTACCATCATCAGTAAGAACTTTTTTTACTTCTCTAAATACAGAAACTAATCTGTCAATATATTCTTCTGGTGTTTGTTCTTGACCTATTTGATTTTTTTCATCACCATAATTTCTTAAACCATAATAAGGCGGTGATGTAATACAAGTCCTTGCTTTTTCATCAAATTGACTTAGGGTTTCCTTACAGTCACCGTATAAAATTTTGTCTCTCATTTACTATTCCTCCCAAGGTTGTAGGTGTAATGTAATGTTCCAATAAGCATTACAGAAATGTTCGCTATCCCATATATCGTGAGTCGTAATATGGTCTTTAATCATTCTGTCAATTTCTTCTCTAAGAGTTTGAGGTAACTCCATTTGAAATTGACGATAAAGTTTTTTTACCTTTTCTTTTAATAATTTTCATTTACTTAGCCTCCTTTTTTGTTATGCTTTTGAACCTTTCTAAAGAGTTAGTCATTTGAGGGGGTTGTATCTATACACATATTATAAACATAACTATCAACAATTGTCAACACTTACTCATTTACAAGATCATTAGGTTCTACTTCTTTTTGCAAAAGATCAACAAGATAAGCTGTTTGTTCATGTAACTCATCTATCTTTTCATCAATATCTGATACAGAATATAGTCCTGCATCAAACTGTTTCATCTGATTTAAATAAGCACTTCCATACTTGTTTATCTGATGATAAAGAACACCATGCAAGTTCTGTAAACTCTTTTCTGCTTCATATAAAACATCATGTAATTTTTTACATTCAGAATAAGGATCTACTTCTTGTGTGTTTCTTTCTTGTTCGTATGTTTTTATAGGTGGACTATCATCTTCATAACTAGGTGTAACATATCTATTAGCTGATTCTGTTGAAGGATCATAAACTTGTTTTGGGGTTTCAACAGGTTGTTGTATTGTATTTATTCTTGGTTTCGTTTTATTGTCTAAAGCTCTTTGTTCATAAGCAAGTTCTCTCACAGTAGTAAAAGAAGGTATTTTGTTAGTACCAGCTTTGCTACACGCAGTTTTCCAAATATTAATTGTTTTTTTTATTTTTTCAAAATCTTCTTCATTATATTTGTCTGGGTTTTTACTAGGTAAAGGTAAATACCCCATTAATTCTTGAGCATGAGACACAGAAGGGAAAAACTTGAATGTTCGGGTTTTTGGAAATATTTCTGTTCTAAGCATATAAAAAGCTCGTAAATTATCAGCAGAAGTTTGTTTTATTGGTTCAAAATTAGAAGTAAGATTTTTTGAATCTTCTTTTAAATAGTTTTCCCAACTTCTACCTCCATCATTACCTCTATAAAGTTTTTCTCTACAAATCTGTATCAAAGCTTTTCCTTGAATTAATCTTTGTTCATCTTTTGAAAGATCAGCAGATTTAAAAATAGTTTCTAATTCAACTTTTCTTTGAAGTTCTTGTGGTGTCATAGGAGACTCTTCAAGAATCTCCGTTTGACCAACAATCTCAGGGATTATTGCACTACTCATTGTTGTTACCTGATTCAAGATCAAAAGCTTCATTAAGCTTTAAAAACTTTTGCTTAGCTAAAGGTAATGATGGTAAATGTTCAAAATCACTATTCTTTGCGTGTTGTGCAAGTGTAATAATCTTTTCCAACCTTGATTCCATTTGGTTGTACCATTTAGCAATTTCTTTATCAGTAGCAGCAGCACTTAATAGAGTAACAGTCATGTTTAAAGTATCAGGTCTTAAAACAAGGTTATAAGCAGTATTTAAATATTTTGCTGCTTTTTTAAGATTTGATAAAACTGAATTATCAGTAATAGTTTTCTTACCTAAAGAAGTTAGATAGTTATTC